AATTGGAGTTATTTGCGTTGAATACGTTAAAGAGAACAGAAAGTGGAGCGAGGAAGCTGAAGAGTTTACGAAGAAACAATGTAGGGTAATTAGTGGTTATTTGATATAATTTTTTTTAAGGTTATAATATAACATGTCCTTCTCTTACTGTCCGCAATGCGGTTTTAAAAACATGTTTTCAATTCAACCTCCAAAATTTTGTGGCGGATGCGCTGCACCCTTGGGGCTCTCTCGTTCTAAAGTAGCGGCAGTAAATAACACTTCTGTTTCGCAAGGCAAATCTAAAAAAATTAGAAGCGCCAGGTCAAGGCAGGACTTGAACGATGACGATCCGGATGGTTTGGAGATATATGAAGTTCCAAGCATATCCAAATTGTCTTACTCTATTGAAAAGGACCATAACAAGTTCAGTTTGAAAGATATGATTCCATTGGGCGAGATTGAGCAAATAAAAGAAAATATCAAAAAAAGTGACGAATCCTAAACCTCCTCAGTTTATATACGAGGATAAGTCTGATGAAATTGATTTAGAGGTTAAAAAAAGGCGGGGTAAGTGGTTTTTGGATTCATTGGCCTGGTTTGACTTTGAGGATGTAGAGCAAATAATTAAAGCTCATATCCATAAAAAATGGCACCAATGGGACCAAAAGAGATCCTTGAAGCCTTGGATAAATAAGATAATCACCAATCAGATGAAGAATATCCTGCGAAATAATTATAGCAACTTCGTTAGGCCGTGTCTTAATTGCCCATTCAATCAATCTTGCGCGACTAAAGATGGAGGAGAAGCTTCTCTATGCGGCTTTACGAAAACAGGGCTGCAAGACTCTTCGTGCCCTTTGTATTTGAAGTGGGAGCGCACAAAAAAATCTGCATACGGAATAAAAATGGCATTAGCTCTTGAGAATCATAGCCACGAAGTTCACTCAATGGAAGATCATAACTTCAATATCATTGACGCTCAGGAAAAGCTAAACAAATGTATGAAGAAAGCTCTTTCAGCTAAGCAATATATCGTCTATGATTTGCTTTTTATAAAGCATGTCGACGAAGAAGTGGTTGCTGAAAAAATGGGTTACAAAACTAGTGAGAAGGGTCGAAAGGCGGGTTACAAGCAAATAAAAAACCTCAAAAAGATATTTAAGCAAAAAGCTCAAGAAATACTGAAGACAGAGGATATAATTTCCGTTAGAGCTGTTACGCCATGGAGCTAAATGCAGAGCAAAGACAGAGGGTTCAAGAAAGCTCTCAATCAATTTCAGACCTAACCGAATTAACCCGCATAGCGTTTCCTGAAGCAGAGAAAGTGGATGGCAGAAGTAAGGAGGGGCGTGCTGTAAGATCTTTTTTGTCGGAAAATAAAATAACATACGATACCAAGCATTTTGAGGCGAAGGGGGCGGTAAGCTTATCTGACGAACAAAAAGAATTTACCACTCAGTCAATTAAGGACGGAATGAATTGCGGACAGATTGCTGGGATCTTATTTCCCGATCTGAGGATCACCAAATTAAGCCAAGAATATCTTGCAGTTTTTCAATACGTTGACAGTAGCGAAGGTATAAAGGTTCCCGCAATAGAGGACGCTATTCATAGAAGGTATTCTCCACCTAGAGCAGAAAGCAAAATAATTAAAAAAATAAACGACTGCTGCCAGCGAAAAATTAACGAAGAGAAACTAACAATGTCTGAACGAAAAAGCATTGAATCTCTTGCGAACTTTTTGTCTTCTCCGAGATTCATACAGGTAATAAATACATATGACGGCCAGGAAGATCGAGACTTATTTGAAGCAGAATTTGTTAGAGCTACCTGGGACAAGCCTGACCTGAGCAACGACGAAATTAATTTATACATCAATGTGTGCATGGATTATATTCACTTAAAGAACATTCAGGGCGCTATGAATAAATTAAATAGAATGTTTAATGACGCAGAAGATCAACAAGATTTAACTGTCAGACTCGCAGAGCTACTAAAGACCAAAAGCGAAGAATATAATCAGTGCGAGAAAAGGATGGAGTCGCTAATTCAAAAGCTTCAGGGAGATAGGTCCAAAAGAGTGTCTTCTCAACATAAGCAAAATGCGAGCATTCTGTCCTTAGTGCAATTATTTCAAGAAGAGGAAGAGAGGAAGGTAATGATTAAGATCGCCCAGCTCCAGAAGAGGGCGGCAAAAGAAGAAGCCGACCATTTGGAGTCTATGCCTGACTGGAAGGCTAGAGTATTGGGAATATCTAAAGATGATGCGATATAGTAAAATTTTAGCTTTATGATTACAAGGCAAGCAAAATAGTCTGCAATCATTTTCGCCAGCAAGAAATAAGTATGAAGAAGGTTATTATTAAAGATAAATATTTTTCACCACAACAGAAGGAGGATTCTCAATCTAAATTTAATGATAAGAACGCCCTGGGTTTTGCGTGGAGGCCTGGGCAAGAAGAATTTTCTCTAGAAATAGATTCTTGCACTATAGACGGAAAGGGGGTGTCTGAAGGGTTAAAGCTTTCGTTCTGCAGAAACGTCTCGGTAAAAAACTCTTGCATACTAGGGGGGTACGAGGACTGTGTAGATATAGTTAGGGGAGAGAATATCTTTTTTGAAAATTGCACCTTTATATCCCAAGACTCAGCCCAACATATTACTTGTAAATCTGGGGTCAAGAATGTTAATTTTATAAACTGTAAATTTGTTAACCCTGTTAGAAACTGGTGGAATGGCGCTTGCATAGATTTAGGGAATTGGTCTGACTATGATGATGTAGATCGGCCCAAGGTGAGAAATATAAATATAACAAATTGCACTATGTCTAATAATTGTTTTTCAATATTATATAGAAGGCTTTATTCTGATAGTCCAAATGTAATAAATAGTAGTGGATTTAAATTGAATATAGCAAATGTATTTGTTAGGGCTTTTTGGTTCTTGCAGAGAAGGGGGATGTTGGGAGCTCGCAGGCGGTTTGACGAAAGCTGGTTGAAGGTTTACGATTTTGAATTATGAATACATGTAAAATATGCTCCAGCGAATTCGCTCAGTGCAAAGAGCTTCATTTTCATCTTAGATCTCATAAAATAACTCTTGCCGAGTATTATACAAAATATTTCCCGAGGTTTAATTTATTAACTGGAGACCCTCTTCCATTCAAGAATAAAGATCAATATTTCGGGAAAGACTTTTCTTCTCGAGAGCAATTAATGCAATGGTGTGACACTGAGGATGGAGAAGTAGTGAAGGAATATATTCTGAAAATACTTAAAAACAGAATAGAGGAAAAGGGCTTGAGGTTTGCCCCGTTTCACTTGGAGCTTGTCGTTAATGATATGCCCGGAGTAGAGATGTATCAAAAATATTTCAAGTCTTATACCTACGCTTGCAAGGAAATTAATGCTTCGCCGATGTTTCGCTCGAGGTTACCCAAAGAGTGGGGCGATGAGGTCAATCCAGATACGCAGATTTTTATAGATACCAGAGAACAGCAGCCTTTGGAATTCAAGAACTCCGATTTATTGAAATTAGATTTTGGCGATTATGCTGTTGGGGGATCTGATTATGATTATACTTATGTAGATCGAAAGAGTGAGCAGGACTTTAAGTCTACTCTGAGTAAAAATAGCTACGATAGGTTCAAGTCTGAGCTTCAAAGAGCTAGAGACTTTGATAGTTATTTGTTTATTCTCACTGAGAGTGATTTATTTAATTTAGAGAAGAATAATAAATGGGCTCCTCACCGATCAAACATGAAATATATTTATCACAATATGAGGGTTCTTGCTCATGAATTCGCAGGAAGTTGTCAGTTCGTTTTTAGCGGAAGTAGGGAAGAAAGTGAGAGGCTAATTCCAAAAATTTTAACATTAGGTAAAAAAATATGGGATGTTGATTTACAATATTACATAGATAACAAATTAATATAATGGCTTGGGAAACAGGAAAACAAATATCAAGAAGGTCCAGAGAGGATTTCAACGAAGAGCTTTTGAAGTTGACTGGATTTATCGAGGAAAAGGAAGCTAAAATTTTGCTCTATAAATTCTTAAGAGAAAACATTACTTTTACTGCTGACTTGATTAGTGGGGTTAAGTTATTTCCTTTTCAGCATATGGCAATTAAGTCCATGTTTGAAACTGATTACTTTATGGGTGTGTGGAGTCGAGGAATGAGTAAGTCGTTCACTACGGCTATATACGCATACCTTGAGGCAATATTAAATCAAGGGGTTGAGATCGGCATTCTCTCCAAGTCTTTCCGTCAAGCGAAAATGATTTTCAAAAAAATAGAAGATATTGCTGCAAAGCCTGGCGCCCACTATTTATCTCAATGCATTACTCACAAATCCAAAAACAATGATGAGTGGTTGCTGGAAATTGGTAGTTCAAGGATAAGAGCTTTGCCTCTTGGTGACGGCGAAAAACTTCGCGGATTCCGTTTTCACAGGATTATTATTGATGAGTTTGCTCTTATGCCTGAACGTATTTATAACGAAGTTATTATTCCCTTCTTGAGTGTAGTTGAAAACCCAACGCAAAGAGAAGAGCTTTATAATCTAGAAACAGAACTGATTGATACAGGCAAGATGAATGAGGTCGACAGGCACATATGGCCAAACAATAAGCTTATAGCTCTTTCATCTGCCAGTTACAAATTTGAATATATGTACAAAGCTTACGAGCAGTTCGAGAATTTAATCAAAACCGGGGGAGATAAAGAGTCTGACGCTCATAGGATCATTATGCAGTTTAGTTATGATTGCGCACCGCGACAACTTTATGATAAAAATCTACTAGAACAAGCGAAATCTACAATGAGCCAGAGCCAGTTCGATCGAGAGTTTGGATCTATATTTACAGACGATAGTAGCGGTTATTTTAAAACATCAAAAATGGCAGACTGTACATTAAAAGAGGGAGCATCTCCGACTGTTGAAGTTGCTGGAGAAGTTGGCGCTAAGTATATTCTTGCGTTTGACCCTAGTTGGGCAGAAAGTGAAAGTAGTGATGATTTTGCAATGATGGTATTAAAATTGAACGACGACAAGAAAATAGGAACAGTTGTTCATAGTTACGCTTTGTCTGGCGCGAATTTAAGACAGCATATATTTTATTTTCATTATTTACTTACTCATTTTAATATTGTATCTATTATTGGAGATTATAATGGAGGAGTTCAGTTTATAAATGCATGTAATGAGAGCAGCTTATTTAAGACTAATAAATTAAATATAAAATGCATAAATACAAACTTTGATGATATAGAGAATTATCAGAAGAAGTTGCTAGAAGGAAAAAGAGAATATAACCTAGAAGATAAAACTATTTGTCATTTAAGGAAGCCTACAAGTCAGTGGATAAGAGTTGCCAACGAATTGCTTCAGGCGAATTTCGATCATCACAGAATATATTTTGCATCAAGGGCTATTGATGACGCTTATAACGAACAGAGGAATAAAAAAATCCCGATAAAAGATTTAAGTTTTCTAAAAACCTCTCAGAGTTTAGAGAGACAGACTAATGCCGCAAAGATGATTGATTTTGTTGAGCATCAGTTTGATATGCTGAATCTAACAAAAACTGAATGCTCTTTAATTCAGATATCAACTTCCGCAGGAGGCACTCAAACTTTTGACCTTCCTCCTAGTTTGAAGCGCCAGACCGGACCAGAAA